CATGCCCATGACAGGTACGTTAGGTTGTTCTTCTTCTCGGTGTGATCGTTGACGTTAATCTTGAGCAGATCATGCGGGGACATTGAGTTCTCCTTGATATTGTTTACACCACTTGCTGACTCCACAGAAATCTCCTGTGCATCGCTTGTACTCACCTTTTCTTTCCTCGACATAGCCTTTTTCCTTTTCTGCCAACTCTGTGGCTTCTTCTACTGATTTAAAAACACGGATCGCAGTCTTGCGACCCTCTCTCTTCACTGCATACATGGTCTCGCTCATCCATCGCTCTTCATCGGTACAGGGCTGTATCTCCTCCCCGAATTCTTGGGCTTGCTTGGCAACTCGGTGCATGTCCAAGCGTTGGCGTACATAGGTCTCAGTGGTAACCGAGTCCCACATTGGGATGTCAATCATTACTGCCTCTGCCTCGGGATAGTTTTCCTGAGTGGCATGGGGCGAGTAGTCCTTGATGATTGCGCAGATCTTTAGACCGCAGACCTTTTGCTTCTTGACTGTCTCAATCAGCCACTTGTAGATGTTCAGTTGGGTAACCCATTCATCCTTGCTACCTGACAAGGCTTGTATGACTGACCAAGCCTTAACAAACTTGTAATCGATGATTACAACTCCGTTATCTGTGTGTTCCTGTAGGTCAATTGCGCCACTGATGGTGATGCCATCGATGGAATGAAAGATGCGCTCCTCGTTGGTATAGCCCTCGACTGCCTTGCCCTCAAGCTTGGCATGCATGAAAGTCCCAAGCTGGGATGCAATCAGTTTGGTAACATCAATCTCAATCTCTTCGTCATACTGTTCGCGCATTCTGCGAATCTTTGGTGGCGACATTAACTCTGTTACGCTATACTGAGAAGCACCCTTTGTGTAGAAGTCTCTTGCAAGCAAAGCCACTAGCGGTGCGGGTAAGCCTTGTTTGTTGGTGATGATCATTTACTCTCCTTAAGGTTTTTATGAATCCAGACCTCTATAATAGCGATGACGTAACACAATTGCAAGCACTATCACAAATTATTTTTGGTGAGCCTGCATCTAAAGCAAATTCTCGCAGAGTTGTACGCTATGGTGGTATGTCTAGACTGATTAAGTCTGCTAAAGCATTAAGTTACAGTGATGCATTTAAGCAACAGTGCAAGCCACTGGCTACGTTAATGACGGGTGATCTGCGGGTTACTCTGCATATTTTCTATGCTTCAAGGCGACCCGACTTGGATGAGAGCCTGATCCTAGACCTGATGCAGGGTCTTATATATGAGAACGACCGCCAAGTTAAAGAGCGTCATTGTTACTGGGGGCTAGACCCTGACAACCCAAGGGCAGAGATCATCATTGAAAGAATCCCTGACGTAGCCCCAAAAAAAAGCCCCACTAAGCGAACCAAGCGGGGCTGAATCTCACAAACGGAGAGAGGAGAGTACCAGCAACTGCAAGTTGTGGTGCGTGAAGTTTAAACCATTTTTACACCGGCAGCAAGCAAACCCGGCGGAATGTTTAAACGCTTGCGGCGTACCCGGGATAGCATTTTCTGTTTAAACAAATGACCCAACCCGGCTGCGGCAGAAGTTTTTTTAGCCATCGCTAAATTATTTTCTGTCTTTTTTAAAAAGTACTTGACAACATCCCAATAAGTTGTGATACAGTGCAATTGTTGCTGTCGGAGGCAATGATTGAGGCCATTTACACATGCGTTCCGCTTTACCTGATGCTTTCTGTGGGGAGAGATATCAGGCAAGGCTCCGACCGGACGCAGTTGTAAGTGGCCTTTTTTGTTTTTGAGACTAGGACTGTGCAATGGGTTAGCGCCATTGTGGACTTCCTTTCTATGTTTTGAAACACACTGCTTTATGTGAAGCAGTCCTAGTCTCACCCCCCTCCGCGACAACCGTACTCCAGACGTTACTAAGGGGTAGATATCTGCCTGCGTGGAAGCAAAGGGTTACGTGGTATGCGCAAGCTAGGGGGCAGTTCCCGAATAATCCACGGTGCTGGTCGTATCTGCAAGCACAGGGGTCAACTAACGTTGACATGCAGAAGCCTTGATAAGGCGGTGAAACCATCCCTCCTTACTCCTTGGGGTAGGGGGGTCTATGGGTGAAAATTATCAATAAGCCCGTCAGGGCGTTATGGAGAGAGCATGAAGCAACGTGTCTACACAATCGGAGTTGGCGATCAAGTTAGGTTAGTCAGGGCATCCAACCGCAGACAAGCTATAGCCCATGTGTCTCTCGGGATACTGACGATACGAGTCGCCACACAAGAGGACATCATTAACCAAATGGACAAAGGAGTGCCTATTGAGAACTACACACCGCCCGAGCAGATAGAACTAGAACTTTAAATAAAACAGGAGAGAGAGATGGAAGCAAGAGAAAGGGATTTCCAAAGGTTCGTCAAGCACCTTGGAGAAAGCCATGAGGGGGTTATCTCAGCCTCTAATTGGTTGAACAGTTTGGGTTACTCGGTAACGATACCGCCCTCGACTGTATCGGACAGCTACGAGAACAGAATGAATCACGTAGACAAAGGTGATCTCTACATCAATATGAGGGTTGAGGTCAAGAGACTCGGGATTGATTTCACAAGCAAGGCAGATTGGAAATTTGGGGATAAATTCATCGTTTGCGCCAAGCATTCGTTTGACAACGCCAAGCCAAAACCATACGCATACATCATCCAAAGCGCAGATTTATCACACCTCGCAGTGGTTAATTCATCTACGTGTAAACAATGGTATTCAGAAAAAAGAAAAGACTCCCGTTACGAAGATGTAACTCAGGAATTTTATCTTTGCCCGATTGACCTTGTTAGGTTTCATGCGGTTTAATTAACATTCCAAGGAGCAAATAATGACACGCAATTACAAGCAAGAATACAAGACTCAAGAGCAACGAGGCGAACATGAAAACCGAATGGAACGCCAACGTGCCCGTAGAAAATTGGACGCTAAGGGAGTGACCCGACAAGGTAAAGACGTAGCCCACGTCAAGGCTTTGAGCAAGGGTGGATCAAACGCAGATGGTGTGAGACTGGAACCCCCCAGCAAGAACCGTTCGTTTAAACGCAAATCAGACGGCAGCATGAAATGAACGCTGAGTTTGTGGAGCAGTTCCACTTCAACGAATCTACTCGGGTAGCTTGCCCGTACTGTTCTGCTGAACGCAGAAAATCAAATCAAAAAGACATGACCCTAACCCGCAAAGCAGACGGGGCGGTCGTGTTTCATTGCCATCATTGTCAGACTAACGGCTCAGTCCAACCACAACAGGAGAGAATTTTGTCAGCCGTACCAAATCCAACAATTGTTTCAAACAAACTGCAAGACCAACATTACGCATGGTTAGCCACACGGGGCATATCACACCAAACCGCAGACAAAATGAAGTTGTTTGCCTCTGAGAAGTACTTTGGTAAGTTAGGTAAAACCGCAGATGCCATCGGCTTTCCATACTACAGGAATGGTGCACTAGTTGCCGCCAAGTACCGATCATTCCCTGAGAAGGATTTCACTCAGGACTCAGGTGGTGCGCATGATTTCTTTGGGATTGACCTCATCAAAAAGGATCAACCACTCATCATCGTTGAGGGAGAGATTGACTGCCTGTCACTGATGGAAATGGGCTACGAGAACGTCGTCAGTGTTCCATCGGGTGCGCCAATCAAAGTCGCAGATGGAAAGGTTTTACCTTCCGAAGATAAGAAGTTTGCCTATGTATGGAATGCGCGGGAGATACTGGACGCAGTTCCTTACATCATCCTAGCCACTGACCAAGACACTGCGGGTCAAGCATTAGCCGAAGAATTAGCAAGACGGATTGGTAAAGAAAAATGTAGGCTGGCTAAGTTTGAAAAGAAAGATTTAAACGAGGTTATGCTTGATGACCCGACAAAGGTAGGAGACCTACTGGCATCGGCTGTGCCGTATCCAGTCTCGGGGATCTCCGATGCGGGGTCATATTACGAGCGTTTAAACGAGTTATATACCAAGGGAACGGGCAAGGGATACTCGACGGGGTATACTCGTTGATGAAATCTACACTGTTGCACCCGCCCAATTGACTGTTGTTACGGGTTATCCCTCATCGGGCAAGTCCAACTTTGTGGATCAGATCATGGTCAACCTAGCCGACAAGCACGATTGGAAGTTTGCGGTCTGCTCATTTGAGAATCAGCCCGAGATCCACATCAGTCGCCTGATGGAAATCTATACCAAGCGGAGGTTTTTGATGGAAAGGATCGGATGTCAGAGACCGACAAAGAGATTGCGTTTAAATTCGTTAAGGAGCATTTCCTGTTCATCGATACAAACGGGGAAGAGCCATCAACACTTGACTCAATATTGGAACGGGCAAGGATTGCCGTTAAGAGGATGGGGGTTCGGGGGTTGGTCATTGACCCATATAACTACATCGAGTTACCGAGGTCAGAGGGTACTGAGACAAGTGCCATCAGCGATATGCTGACTCGGGTTCAGAAGTTTTGTAAGGCACATGACGTGCATACTTGGTTCGTTGCTCACCCATCTAAGATCACCCGACAAGGCACTGAACAGCCCCGCCCTGACGGAATGTCCATCGCAGGGTCGATGGCTTGGTGGGCTAAGACTGACTGCGGTCTGACTGTCCACAGAAAGGATCACCACGTTGAGATTGCAGTGTGGAAGTGCCGATACAGATGGGTCGGGACGCAGGGCGAAACCACAATGATCTACAACAAAACCGCAGGGACATACTCGGAGAACCTCGATGCCTTCTAACAGTTTAAACATTTTGACTGGTAGCTCACCAGATGAGCCAGATCCCCGTTTAAACATCAGGGAAACACTGGCGGAGGATTGGGATGCTGAACTTCTTTTCTTGAGTGAGGAGGAGTTTGACGAGGCAATCATCGGTGTATCCGAAAGGATAGGTGATGAGCCTGTGGTTGCGTATGACACAACAAAGATCGTAGAGATCTTGGTCTTGAACCACTCGATGTCAGTGGACGAGGCATATGAATATTTTGAGTTCAATATCCTCGGAGCTTATGTTGGGGAAAGAACGCCAACGTTTATAACTTTCACGTTTAAACAGTAAGCCCGCGTGTGCTGGCTGCGTATGCGTTTAAACAGGGTTTCGTCAGTTTTGTCAGTACTTTTTTTGGTATGTTTTTAAAAAAGTGCATGATTTTTATTGCCCCTGTTTAAACATCAAACCCAACACCCGTAAGGCTTGCGAGGCAGAAAGTTCAAAACATTTGTTACACATAAAAAACAGTAGCGGGAATCACATAGCGTTTAAACGCTAAGGTTTAGACCAAAAAAAAGGGAGCCAATGCTCCCTTAAATTTGTGCCACTCGGACAGCTTGGATTATGTTCGGATACTTTCCACAATAACGTGGTACTCGGTCTCTGCCCATGCGGTACACCGCCCAAGCCTTAGCTTGATAGGTGATGTACTTCTCGGCAGGGTTAACGAATCGTTCATGGTTTACGAGGTTGATTAGGTTGTCATAGTAGTACGTGGTTTTGAGAAAGGTTGGGTCTGATTGAGTGATGGCTTTAACCTTCCTCATCAATGCACCTCATCAGACCTAGGACGCATTGAACGCTCCATCTCATAGGTAACCGACACAACCTCCAGTATCTCCTTCTTGGGTAGGTTATTGGTCACGGCTAAGGCTATAGCGGCTTTTACCAACAGACCAAGGGTCTCTTGCCCGTCCACGTCATTCTTGCCGATCCACTCGATCAAGCCCTCATAGGCTTGATACAGGCGGTCATAGTCAATGTCCTTCTCGGTTCTTTTAATGGTCTTGATCTGCATGATCAGTCTCCTTTTCCATGTAACGAACTAATGCCTTGGCATCCTCACTCTGCATCTTTTGAATGATCTCATACATCTGCGGGGCGATGGCAATCAGTCGGGCATTCGCCCGTTGGGTAGCCACAGGCGTACTCTTGCCGTGGCACTCAGCCACTAAAGGAATGCCGTACTCTGTTTCATATCCCCAAACAGAACTTAGGGTCTGCATTCCCCGTCTGCCAACAGTCCAAGGGTAAGGTGTTATGTGTTTAAACATCATGGTCTCCAGTAAAACAAGTCAAGCAGTAAAACGATAAAGCCGATGAGCAGTAAGACCCTCTCAAGTTTTTGCCATTGTGTGTGATTCATTTGATTTCCTCAATGTCTTGAATAAATTCTTCCGCATGAACTACTTCATAATTTTCAAGACCAGTATGAATTTCTCTCGCTATTTCTTCGGCTTGAATTTCATCTTCAGCTTCAATTTCAAAAAAAGTAACTTGATGTTCAATGCGAACATATGGGACTTTAAATTTTTTCATTGCTTCTCTCCTGTGATTAATTTGCCAACTGCATCCCTGATGCTTCGTTCATCTTTGCTGTATTTGGTTGCCTTCAGAACACCCTTTGCGAACTCCACGTCAAGTGCTAGATGCTCGATCCATGAGCCATCATCGATGTAGCGGTCAGCGGATAAGGTCAGGTTCTTTAGTGCCCCCGTAAGGTAAACGATTCGTTCTTTGTCATCCATTGGTCACCTCCTCTGTGCTTACCAAGTCCCAATCACCATGACCCGAGTCAATAAAATCTGACCCGTCCATGTCCTTAGCCTTCTCCCACGCTTCCTCATGGTTTTCCGCTTCTATGAGTGCGTAGACGTGCGACACACTTCTTGCCCATACCTTGTAAGTTTTCATTGGTTCTCTCCTGTATATTTTTTCTAACGATATAACGAGCATCGGGTCTGCTTGCAAACCACTTGCTCAATCCTGAGTCATCATCTTGGAGGAGACCGGCAGGGTAGCCAGTCTTGCCTCCTTGTTTAAACGTCATGTCCATTTCTCCACGTCTGCGATAGATTTCTCGGTAACAACAATGTTGATGTTGCTGTCGTTGAATACTTCCATAGCCTGATCAACCGCCTTGGATCGGCTAGTAGCCTCAACATCAATCTGAACAAAGCCCTCTACAGCCACTGTAATGGTGTACTTCTCGGTCTTGTCAGGTGCGTTGAGTCTGCGCTCATTGGCAACCCAAAGCGCAGAATAATGATTGTCTAGTCCTTGCATGGTGTATCTCCTGTTTAAACGTAAAGTGGATCAATCTTTGTGAGGGATAAGCCTGACGCATACTTCACGTTAAGCTTGGAATCACTCTGCACAAGGGCAACGATCTGAGGTTCATCCTCAGCGAGCCAGTGAGAGTTGTTGGTCAGGAACTTGTCAAGTGCCCGTTGGATTCTTGATAAGGCAGGGAATGCCTTGGAGGTATATCTAAGGTCAACATCAAGGGTGAATGTAGAACCGCTTGCGTTGGTGCTGAGTATTAACGTGGTGTTCATAACCGCTCTCCTCTACTGGTCTCATTTGTTGAATGATAGTGTGGACAGTGCCACAACGATATTGTATCACAAGGGGGGAAGCCCCCCTCATACAGCAAGCTTCAGCTTGTCAAACGCTACAGTGCCCATGTCCTCAAGCTTCTCGATGGTTACAGCGTTCTTGTAAATGTGGGTCACGTCCGAGCGGATGCCAACCCCGATAGTGGTGATGCCAAGGTTCTCACCTGACAGTGCTTGCTCTCTGCAAGCATCAGCGTTGCCGATGCCATCGGTAAGAAAGAAGCAAACCTTGCGCTCCTCCTGACGATTCAACAGCAACCCGTGGGCATATGACAGGGCAGTGAAGTCCTGAGTACCGCCCCCTGACTGAAGCCTCTCAAGCATGGGCTTGACACGTTGGTAGGGCACGTTGAAGTCTTTGAGCAGTGAGACCTCGCAACCGAATGTCACGACACTGGTTGCAACCCCTGCCTTGGAAAGCGTGTCCAGTAGGGCATAGGTTGCAAAGATGGCATGGTACATCTTGGAATCCAAGGGCTTGGCAGGGCGAAACATCGAGCCTGATACGTCAAGCACAATGGTCACCGCAGAGTCGATGCCATCATGTTCTTTCCTACGTTTAAACAGGCGGTCATTGTGAGCCATAGTCGGGAGTGCCCGAACATTCAGCACCCCTGACTTGCGGTTGTTTTGGAATTCCTCAAAGCCCGAATTCTCAAACAGCTTTCTGACTGTATAGCGTAACTTGGCGGGAATCATAAGACCTCCTTAAAAGTCGATTGGAAAAGTACGGGGGTTATCAGCCCTTGTGTGATACCCCTTGCGCATCACGTCATCGGTGCTGTAAGAACCGCCCGATCCTGCACCCTCGGGAGGGTTGGCGGTAGGCTCAACCTCACGGGCTTTGACTGTCTCGCCATCCTTTGTAGGAGGCTTCGCAGGGTTAGTTGGGGGGGTAGGTTGGTCACCCTCCTGATCACCGCCTGTAGGCTGTTCTGAGGGGCTTCCAGTGCCATCCTCGGGGTCACCCTCACCGCCCTCACCGCCATCACCCTCATCATCACCCTCATCATCGGAGGGAGGGGTTGGGTTGGTAGGGGGTTGCACTGGCTCATCCTCGGGCTTGGTGTTCACGTTGTTAAGCTGATCAAACACCCACTTGGCAACTTCCAAGGTATCCCAAGAATTACGGCAAGTGTTTAAACGCTTGACAGCCTCGGCAAAGATTGGCTCAAGCCCAAGGGCGAGAGGCACTTTGATCTTGGCGTGTTTACGTCCATAGACAGCGAGAACAAAGGGGTACTGGACAGGATCTGACCAGTCGATTGGCTCACCCCTACGGCTCTTGTAAGCCAAGCCCTCGGCAACCATGCCGTTGATCAGGGCAGAGAGCAACTCCTCGATGTTGCCTGTCAGCCCTGCCTTGATGCCCTTGCCCTCGATCCACGCATCCTCTAAGGCATTGTGCAACTGGGCAATGTACTGCCCGTGTGCATAGGCTGAGTGGACAGCATCAAAGTCGGTGTACATCCAGTGCAGCAACTCATGCACTGCCATGCCCACGTAGCGCATCAGGTCACCCTGAGTCAGCACTGCATCATCCTTGACGTTGGCAAGTATGACACTGCCACTCTTGTTGATACAGGCGGTTTGCGTACCCGCATCCCATCTCACCTCGACAGGACGCAAGCCCAAGTCAGAGCAGATTTTGTGAATGCCGATAACTACGGCACGTTTAAACTGATAGCCATGATAAGTTTTCATGCTGACCTCACAGATATTTTGCTAGAACACTAGCGTTGATGTAAGCCGACTTGATTGCATCAAGTGCGACACGGCTCTCCTCGGGTTGACGTGAGGTGATGGTTGATTCCCATGCCTCATCAACTGAGAGAATGTCCAATGCCCGAATGAAAGCGAGGGCAGAGCGGATAGAGGGGGCATCGATCACGTCCCCTGTAATGACCTTGGCACGGCAAGCACTGATGGCATTGACTACGTGTTCAGCCAACATTTTGTGGCAACCAGTGTGCAAGGTCAGAGCAATAACCTCTTGCTCTTTGCTCAGGTACTTGAACTCAATGACACGGGCAAAGCGATCAACCAGTGCAGAATTCATGTTCTGAGTCTTGGCATAGCGTCCTGATGTATCGCCATTGGTCAGGGTGTTATCAGCCGAGAAGACCAAGACACCCTCTGCCCTGCGGTGAACAGAACCCCCGTAATTGACTGCACTGTTCGGCTCAAGAAAGCCGTTCAGAGTAGCCAACTCACCCGCATCTGCCATGCTGATTTCATCGAGCAAAATCACTGTAGATGGGGAGGTGAAAGCCTCCAAGAAAGCACCTTTCTTGAACACTGTCGCACCATTCTCAAGACCTACAGCACCCGCATAATCATCGGCAGTGGTGTACTTGTGGAAGTTGATACGGGTGTAAGAACGTCCAGTGCGACTGGCGAATTGTCTTGCAGTTTCTGACTTACCAGTGCCTTTAGCCCCACCGAACCACAGGTTCTCGCCTGTCTTTTGTGACAGGAGCAAGTGCTTGAGGATGCCCTCTTGCCACACAAAGTTGGGGTCAACATCGGGGCTGTCAGGTGCATCCCAAATGTCAACCATGACAGGGTCACCCTTGGGGTTGCGAATGTCAACACCGAATACATCGAGCGCAGATTTGCGATCAATGATTTTTGCCTTGGTAGCGTTAGCCACGACAGCCTCTGCCTTGGCATCTTTGACAGCTTGCGCAAAGGGTTTAAACGCCTTGGCAATGGCACTGGCAACCTCTGCATTGATCTTGTCCTCATCGAGGTTTGATGCAGATGTAACAGAGGCTTTGTGCACCGCCACTGACAGATCATTGATCTGTTGTGCTACAGCACTGATGCTCTGAGTGACCACTGCCACTTTGTTGATGGCATCGAGGGCAACTGCCTCGGCACGTACAGCAACTGAGGCTGTCGCATCAAGCTTGGCACTGTCAACAGTGCTGACATTGTCAGCGACAGGTGAGCAGTTCTTGATGAAGTTGAAGTCAGTCAAGCCCTGCTCGATCAGGTCACCGAGCCAGTTTAAACGCACCATCTTGTCTTTGTCGGTGCGAATGTGATCAGGTGCGTTGAGGGCTGTCACCGCACCATTGATGATGAACTTGTCGATGGACGACAGGCTCTTGAGGGTTGGAATTGATGCCATGCTGTTCTCTCCTAGGTACTGGTTTCTTTTTAGATCAAAGCGAGGGTGTCACCCTCATTGGGGCAGATTGGCAAGTTGAGGTTGCCGTTCTTGTATGCCCACTTGGAGGTGAGCCGAACTGTATATCCGCATGATGGGCACTTAGCAAGCAACATACGAGTGCCCTGCTTTTTGCCAACCGAGGCTGACAGTTCAGCGTGGACGTATGCACCGAGCGAGTCGATGATCTGCTGATAAGCTTGAACGAATGCACCGCCATGAGTCACCGACTTGTAACGGGCTGACTGAGTGCCGTTGGGTAACAGCAACATGGCATCGGCAATTTTCTGATAAGGCTTGCCGTGATTGAGCGCACCCTTGGCGGTATGGCACAACATGGCAATGAGGGTCTCAAAGACCTTGACAGGATCGGCAAGCACAGGGCTGATGAAAATCTCATAGTGAGCGTCAGCACTGTTCGTATTGGGGAAGCACTCGCCAACTGATTTGAAGTTGGTACGCTTGGCGTTGGAGGGGAGTGCGCATGACACTCTGATCTTGTCGCTGATGGACACGCCATTGAGGAGAAAGAAAGGCTTTAACTCATTGACAGCACCAGTGAGCCAATCTTCACGGGTAGAGTAGATGATAGGTAATGACATGGTAGGGTCTCGGTTGAAGTGGGAATTTCCACTGGTGAACCCCGTAAGGCTCACCGCTAAAAATTCAATGACGCAAGTGTAAACGATAACGATAGCCTGTGCAAGTAGGTATCGCTATCATGTTTAAACAGTCGCTTGGTATTGCGCTGTCAGTGCCTCCAAAACTTTCATGCGCTGAGATGCGTGAATGAAAGCCTCACTCATGGCATTCGCAAGGTCAATGGGTGATGTCCCCGCAACCACTCCCCCTGCCCCGTAATGTAGGGACATCTTGGGAGGCTTGCGGTTGCCGTAATGCTCAAACTTAATGTGGCAAACACCCTCACTGCCCCAGTGTGTGGGCGAGTGATACTCATAGTGAATCTGCCCGTAAACACCGCCTTTTTCAAGACGGGCATTGTCAATGATCTTTTCTGTGATCATGTTATTCCCCTGCAAAGTAGAAAATTAAAGAGGCAACCAACGACATGATGGCTACCCAAAACAAGAGCAGTGAATCACTGCCCAAGACCATGACACTCACCAAAAACCCTGTCATGCAGAGCAGGGTTTTGAGAATGTAGAACTGATAGATTTTCATAAGACCTCCTGTTTAAACCCAACCGAACCGCTTGGCACAAACAGCACCCATACCGAGTGCTACGCTCTCAGGATCTGACAGATCCCTGTTACAGACTGAACAACGTCCGAATGTTTTGCCGTAGGCAATGGCTGAACTACGGGGATCAGCAAGTACATCGCTGATCTGAGTGGCACTCTCAGAGGAGGCATCACGGGAGGTGAACAGCTTACCGCCTGTCACCTTGCCGAGGTAGACACCCTCGGACTTGACGTAGATTGAACCCGCATTCTTGCCTGTCACTGGGGCAGGGCTGAATACGAAAGCACCAAGCCTCAGCTTGGGGAATGACAGACCCGAGTCCTTAGCCTTGTTAAAGGCAACCTCGATAGGGGACACGTCAACCTGAGCGGAGGGGACAGGCTCAGGGCGGGGGGCAGAATCCTTAGCCACGCACCGCTGAATAGCGGACAGTTGGTTAGGGGTCAGACTGCCATATCTGTGAAGCGCAGACAGCACAGAGGAGGCAAAGGAAAATGAGGGGGCTTTAGCAACAAGCCAGTCATACTCGGCAGGGTTAGCCTCGATGAACTGGGCAATACGTTGGACATTCATAGTGGGTCTCCGATGTTGGGCAAAATTGCCACTTCAAAACCCTGACAAGCAGGGCTTCAAGGTGAAAATTTAAGCAGTGGCAAACTTCCTGTTTAAACAGTCTTTGTAACTGCCAGTGAAAAAGATGCGGTAGCCGTTACGCTCCCGATCACCCTTGCAAACAATGATGTTGCCGAACCTGTCGATTTGTGCGGTGTACATACTGGTCTCCTTTATTCGTTAACAGTGCCGATCAACTGCCCGTCCATGATTTCAAACAGGACAGCCTTGGCACGATTGAGGGTTTGACGGGCACGCTCATTGTCGCCAACCGACAGCAACTCTTGGGCATCGGACATAAGCCCTGCAACGATCATGTTGCCCCCGACAGTCTTGTAGGTGATCGACTCTTTGACCGAGTCGATGTAAATGTCAATGTTGGCAACCCCGTACATTGCCCTGTTTTGATTACGTTGCGCTACGATATTCATGTTGTTTCCTCTGTAGAAGTGCGAACTAGCACTGGTAAACCCCGCAGGGCTTACCGCTGATAGATCAGTCTGCTCTCGATCCCATGTAGGCGGGAATGCCGTTGTCCCTGAGTACCTTGGCAAAGGCACTAGAACCCGCTTCTTTCACGTCCATTGACTGAGTGAAGTTGGCACTGGGATTCCAAATCTGCCAACCTTTTTGCCAGTGCTTTTTGCCAACGTTGTTTTTTCTGCACCAGTTAACGAAAGGGTCTCTCCCGTCTGAGATGTCAACCCAAGCAAAACCGCAATACATCGGCTCGCCATACTGGGCAATGAAGTCTGCTTCTGCTTGCTGTCCCGCCTGTACAGCTTGCTCATAAATTGCTTTGTAGTCCATGTTGTGTCCTAGATAGCAGTGCGAAAATGCACCCCGTAACCCGTAGGGCTACAGGCTGAACTCTAGCTAGAGGGGCAGGGGGATTTCAAACGTTTTACGTACCTGATTAGTCCCTGCCTCAAGACTCTTGTCGGTGTCTCCGACTCTGTCTCACTAGGACTTTGATCAGTAGCCTAGAACTTATCCCCTTTGTCGGTTGGCGGGGAAAACATCTAAAGAACAATCAACCGACAACTGAACTTTAACAGAATGATAGTGCCTGTCAATACACCTAATATTTACCTGAGTAAACTGTAGGGTTATTAGATTGTGGGTTGGTGATGGACTTCGGACATTCTTTATTAGTAGGAACACGTTTTCAATGTTGAACTACAAAGTATTCATTTCGCTATAAAAGTAATGCTCGGGTCAAAAGTATTAAAAAACGCTCAGAACGGCTCAGGATCGACGATCAGGGAGGAGGTAAGGGGGTAGGTGCTTGGAAGCAAAAAACGGCTCAAAATCGATTCTGATGCGTTCTAGAGCCATGTATGTTTATACAGTTCGCACTTACATTTGAGGTATTCAGTAGTACTTGAGTACTCAGTTCTCTGTGTTGTTTTTATGCACTGTATAAGATATGTATAACTTATGTATAACCCTGTGGATAACTGAGGGTTGTGGATAACTTGTGGCTAACATCCTGTGGATAACTTTGACTTATGCACAGGGTGTGGATAAACTGTGCATAATACGAACAGTGTGTTTCCCTGCGTTGGTGCGGGGAAAACGTGTGTGGCTTATATATAGATGGAGCGTTTAAACATGAGCAAGACGAGTAAGGCTGAGTACAGAGAGGAACTGGATCGGGCACTGGAGGAACAGGAACACTGGGGCGAGGATGTAGACCTAGAAGCCCTTAGCGAAGCGGAACAGTTAGCCCATCTCGCAGATAAACCTATAAGGAGAAAGGATGGTGAACATAGAGGGTCAGACATCAAGAGACCTAAGCCTCTAAGCCCACGTCAAGTACTGTTCACTCAGGGGGTTATCCTAGGCAAAAGCCTAAGGCAAGCATACAGAGATGCCTATGCTAACGACACCGGATCAGATGCATCTATATCAGCCAGTGCTAACAAGCTAATGAAAGATCCAAGGATCAAAGTAATACTAGAGGAAGCTTGGAAGGAGACAGCAGAACACCTGAGTGAGGATCTGTCAGCGAGCAAGAGATACGTATTGAAAGGGTTGCTTGCACTAAGCAAGAAAGCCAAGCAAGAGGGTACTAAATTAAAAGCACTGGAACTGATGGGCAAAGCCTGTGGGCTGTTCACCCCGACAGACGTACAAGACAAGTTCATCATCAATGGTGCGGTGACAGCCCTCAACGCACCTGATCACATTCGCACC